CCATCCGAAAATTGAACACCTGTGCTATGCGCTACAAGTTGGCCAGTCAAAGTGCCGCCAGATAACGCCAGGTAATCGCTGGTGGCTGCGGTAGCCATCGTGCCAAGGCCGAGCGTGGTTCGCATGGTCGCCACATCACCGTCGTCCAAAAGATTGCGAGCTGTGCTGCTCAGTGTGGCAACAGCATAAGTGTCCGACCCAGTGGTGTAGATCATCTTGTCGGCGGAAGTCGTCAGGCCGGCAATTGAATTTAGGCCGGCGTCGTAAGCCTGCACGTCAGAGCCAATCGCAAGACCAAGTGATGTGCGTTGCGCTGCGGCGTCTGCATCGTCAAGGATTGCGCGCCCCGCCGCTGTGATGGTGGTCACAGCGTAAGTATCTGACCCGGTGGTGTAGATCATCTTGTCGGCAGCGGTCGTCAGACCGGCGATTGAGTTTAGGCCGGCATCGTAAGCTAAAATGTCTGTGCCTATCTCAAGGCCTAAATTCTGACGCGCGTTCGCCGAATTTGACGCGCCCGTTCCGCCATCAGCGACAGGCAGATCGCCGGTCGATAGCTGACCGCCGCTTGAGGTGTAGAGCGCGCCAGCAGATAGGCTGGTTGGTAGTGTCAGGTCATAAGTGGCATTTGCCGAGTGTGGAGGGCTGGCGATACTGACACCGTGCGAATTGTTTTCGCAATTCAACATCAGTTTGCCGCTGTTTGTGTTACCCCGCACAACGACATAGCCAGTGCCGTTCGGTGCCAAATCTAGGTTGGCATTCGAGGTAGTGACGATATCATTGCCGTTTAAATCAAGGTCGCCGGAGAGTTGTGGCGAACTGTCATCCGACAGGTTAGACATGCTGCCACCGCCGCCGGCAGATATGGTGATGGTTTTGGTTGCGCCAGTTCCCGACGCCGTCACGCCGGCACCGACGAAATTGAGGGATGTTCCGAGCGTTGAAAGTGAGCTGCCTTCGTCTTGAACTGTGATGCCCGATGTCGCGCCAGGTATGGTGATGGTTTTGGTTGCACCACTTCCCGACGCCGTCACACCAGCACCGACAAAATCAAGCTTGGTGGCTGCGGTCGATAAATCAGACCCATCCTCGGCTACCGTTAAAGAGCTACCGCCGCCTGAGCTTGCTGACGTTTGCGTGCTGCCATCCGAAAAGGTCAAACCGCTGCTGGTAAGCGTCAGCGTGCCACTTGATACAGACGGCGATGCACTTGCCAGGAAAGCGCTGGACGCGCTGGTGGCGGCTGTGCCGAGGCCGAGTGTAGTGCGTTGAGCAGCCGCATCACTATCGTCTATGAGCGCCCGGCCCGCTGATGTTAGGCTGGCTGTAGCAAAGGCATCGCTGCCGGTTGCATAAATTAGCTGATCAGCACCGACCGAAACACCTGCTAAGGCGGTTAGCGTTGCATCAGCTTCTTGAGCAGATAGCGTTTGACGCTGAGCAGCCGCATCAGCATCGTCCAATAACGCCCGGCCCGCTGCGGAGAGGCCGGTCGTCGCAAAGGCATCGCTGCCAGTCGCGTAAATCAATTGATCCGCGCTTACCGAAACACCTGCCAAGGCAGTTAGCGTTGCATCAGCTTCTTGAGCCGACAATGTCGTTCTCATAGCCGCTGCGTCATTATCGTCCAGAAGCGCACGACCAGCGCTGGTGATTGAAGTGGTTGCAAAGGCATCACTGCCCGTTGCGTAGATCATTTCATCGGCGCTGACTGTGAGGCCAGCCAGAGCCGTCAGGGTGGCGTCTGTTGCCTGAAAGCCGCTCACGTTGATTGTGCGAGTTTCGTTGCCGCCGCCATTGTTAGTGGTGAAGCTGACGCCAGTGCCAGCTATGAGTTTATCTTCGAGGACGCCGCCAGTCGTGTCATCGCTGCTAATCTTTAAGCCAGACGCAGCAATTGCGGCAGATGTAGCACTAGCCGCAGCGGCTGTGGCTGACGTTGCCGCCGCAGTCGCTGACGAGGCCGCAGCCGTCGCGCTGGTAGCCGCCTGATCAGCCAGGCTTTGTGTGACTGTGGTGCCGGCGGTGCTGCTCCAAACTGTAGAACTCATGCTATATGCCTCATGCCGTGTTGCATTTGCAGGACGCCGCCGTAGCTGGCGTCTTGGTTGGCGCTGTTAGCCCGCGCAATCGCGTTGTCTCGCAGCGCGACGAAACGCTGCAGCGCTCGCTCATCCATCAAGAACGGCGCCGCCTCGCTGAGCGTCGCGTAGAGATAAATGTCGGGATGCTCTTCCAATATTACGTTACTGGTGTTGCTGTCGCTTAGCGCGAACGCAGAGAGCTTGCTGTAGTACGTCAGCTCAATTGTGAACGTGCTGGTCGATTCTGGCGGCGGCGCAAACTGGATCTGCGGGCCTACAATTGCATAAGCTTGCGGCCTGCCGGCTGTCGAGCTTGGGTACTGATGAACGAGCGCCGCCGGCGACATCGCCTTCAGTTGGATTGTCGGTGTGGTGTTGATAACGTACAAGCGGATCTCTTCAGCGAAATCGCGCGGCAGGTTTTCAAACTGCTCATTCAGATCTGCCGTCGCGCGGCTGATCAGCTCGCGGGCGCGCAGCACCGTGTCGAGGTAACTCTCAGCCAGCGTGATAAACTCAGGTATGCGCGCGGTTAGATCTGTCCGGTCGAGCCACGTCGCGACAGATGTCTGCAGCTCAGCGTAAGTAGAGATCGCCATCAGAACGTGCCGCGGGTGGTCTTGAATGCAGGGTTATCGCTCAGCCACTTTTTCCAGTCGGCGGGATTTTGTGCCGGCGTTCCGTATTTGGCGACGAGCTGAAAATAGATGCTAGTCGGTATCGTCGCGACTTTCTGGCGGTGACGCTGCGTGTTACCAATCATCTGGCCAGGCTGCCAAGCAAGCTGGTCATTCTTGGCCTGCTCTTTAATTGCAGACACATCTTGCTCTGTTCTGATCATCATCTTATCGTCTTCGACAGCCACCTTACTGACCGTTCCCGACGCGGGATCGCGATCGAACTCTAAAAAATCAGTCATTTCAAATCCATCTGAGGGAGGGGCGGCGTCTCACGACGCGGCAATAAAAAAGGGGCGCTTTCGCGCCCCTCTCAGTGTGTCAGCTTCACCTGTTAGGTGACGGTGCCATCGATGTCGATTACGGCGCCGTGAGCCAGCGGGTTGTCGAGACGCAAGGTCCACTCGTAGACAATCGCCGAAGTCTGCGCGTCGGAAGTCTTCGCCAAGTCAACCTCAACGAAATTCCGACCTGGTAAGTTAACGATCGTGTAATAGTCACTATCAAGCAAGAACACGCGATCGTTATGGTTGGCTGCCATCACGCGCGAAGGCGTAATTTGCAGATTTCCGAAGTCGGAGCTATAGACATCCACGGCTCCAGTGATAGTGATTGCTTGCCCTGCAGCTGTAGTTACTTGATTTTGTGTACCAGGAGCAAACGCATTACTTACACCAGAAAATGCATTTTTGAGTGCTGGTGACAAAACCATCATGTCAGCCTCGCCGCCATCCTCAAAAATCGACTGCATGACAGTGTCGATCATTGCGATGGTCAGCGAACGATCGGTGCCGGTGGTGGTGATGGCAGCCGAACCGTTTTGGTTGTTGGCCGCCAAAGCTGAGGTGGAGCCGGCAGTTGAGAACGATACGTTAGACAGGTAAGAGGTGATCGACGCCGCCTCACGCGTGCCACTCGAGACGTAAGCGTTGTCGGTGACCAGAGCGAGCTCGATGTCGCGACGCAGCTGCTTGGCCACCAGCAGCCGCTGGCGTGCTAATTCAGACTGACGCCCGGCCAACGAGACAGCCTCAGACGTCTCACTGACCTTGCGAACTGCGGTGTTGATCTGCATGACGTTTTGAATGCGCGTCGGCTGGGCAGACGTGGCAGACGAAAAGTCAGCGCCCTCAGCGGCCTTTGAATCGGTCGCCGCGGCGAGCGATTGGAACAGCCACTCATGGATTACGCCAGAGCCTTCAGCCTTAGCAGCGTTACTCCAAATTGGGGTGTCGCCAGTTTCGAGGACGGATATCACGTCTCCCAAATCTTCGCGAGCGCCTACAACGGCGCTTGTAACAAGCGTAGTCATCTCAGTTATCCCTTTTGTAAAAGATAGGCCACAGCGTCGTTCATGCGGCCTGATTTTTTCAGTTTGTCGAGCGCGTCATTGCGCTGACGTGATGAGCGCTCTTGCTTAGTTTTTGGCTGACCACTTTTTGCCGTCGCCGGTGCCTTCTTAACCCGCTTTTTTTCAAGCTTCTCGCCGTCCATCATTTGGTCGTAAAGGTAAGCCTTTCGCAGCAGCTCGACCGCCCTGGCATCGACGACGCTCGATATCTCCTCGTCGTTAAAGCCAATGGTTTTTGCGTATGTGCTGATCGCAGACTTTTCTTTCTGAGCAACCTCTTGATCCTTCCACGCGGGTATCCGCTCTAAAAGGATTGACTGCTGCTGCAGAAGCTCTTGTTCTGCCTGCTGCTGCATCTGAGCGTGCCGCTCTTGATAGAGCTTGGCCTGCTCACTTTGAACCCTCTGCAGACGCTCTTGCTTGTCGCGCCAGATGTCTTTTTGTTGAAGGTATTCAAACGGGTCTTCATCGCGCAGTTGCGACCAATCAGGCTCCTGATCAGCTGATAGCTGGCCGGCCATCACCTCAAGAGCTTGAGCGTATTTTTCACGCTCAGCCGAGATCCGCTGAGTTTCGGCTGCGAGCGACTTGCGCTGCTTGGCCAGCTCTTGCGTCTTTCGGCTATAATCTTGTAGCCGTTGATATCCGTTTGCCGCTTCCTCGCGGGTGACCTGCTGTCGCTCGCCGTTAATTACAACGTCGATCAGCTCAGGTTCCACTTGGTCAGCGTCATCATCGTCATCGCCATCAAGATCGGCGTCAACCTCTTCGACCGCCGCGACCTCAGTCTCGACAACCGCCTCGGTTTCAGCCTCGGTGCTGCTCATATCGTCAGCCGCCGTTGACGCCTCTTCAACCGGAGTGTCCTGGGTTTCAGGGTCCGTAAGTAGAGACACCGCTTGTTGTAAATTCAAATTTTCAGCCATTGCTGCTCCTGTTGGGCTGCCCAAAGCTTGGCCCTATAGAAAGGTGCGCTTGCGACCCTTTAGAGCCTCAAGCTGGTTTTTCGCTAAATCGCCGGTTTCGACGATCTGCTTTAGGTGCGCCTGGACGTCGCCGAGCGCACGAAACAGTTTGAAAAGATACTCTCGGCGCTCAGTGTCGCCGTCAGCAGTGACACGCCACGCGTCGCTGTAACGCGCCTCAAGCGCCTCGAAGGCATCCTGCAGGATTGGGTTTCGCAGCAGGTTTTCAACCTCCGCCGCGCGGTCAAGTTCAAACCGAAGATCTTGTTCATCCATCAGACGGCCGGGATGTTGCCTTGGCCACCCGGCAGATTGGCGGCGACTTTCACGGCTTCAATTTTTGCCTCTTCAATCAACTCAGAGCGGCGCAGCTCTAATTCTTGCATGGCGATTTCCCGCTTCAATTCCAGCTCGGCGGCGGCTTTTTCGCGCGCCAGCGCGATGTCGGCCTCGAGCTTAATTTGTGATCGTTGAATCTCGGCTGCGACCGCAGGATCAATCTGCGGCTGCTGCTGTTGCTCAGCGGCTTGGGCAGCCATCTGCTGAGTGACCTCTTGCACCCGTGCCGGCGGGTTGAAAAAAGCTTGGGTGTCTTTGAAGCCAGCCATCTCAACCATCTTGGCGAGCGTGCCGGCGTATTGGCTCAAGTCGCAGAGCGGGTTCTGAGCGCCGAGCGTCTGCAAAATCTGCTCTTGCTTGCCGGCCACTTGGCCGAGGAAAGCCATTTTCTCGGCGGTCTGGCCAGTGCCGAGGCCCACATTAACGACAACGTCCATTTCTGGGTTCCAGCCGCGCGGGTCGATCTCGACAAACTTATTCCGAATGCGGACTGTCTTGGGCTGGTCCTGATATGTCGTGACCATTCGTAAAATAAGTTTGAATAAGTCAGTGACGCCGGTCTCGGCAAACACACGCGCGACTAGCTCGACGTTTGCGGCAGCAGCTTGAACCGTCGCCGCGACAGCGCTTGCGGTAGATGACTGCAGCGCGTCGGCATCGAGGCCGAGCGACGCCCTCGAAAGGCCCGTGCGCTGTTCTTTGACCTGATCCATGTAGTTCAGCATGGCCAGGCCTTCGCGGCCGACCGGCTGCACATTAAGAGGCGTGACCGCGCCTTGCTGGCGCACCCGCACGATGCCGCCGGGTCGGCTTGTCATAAGGTCTGACAGGTTGGTCGCACCCTCGACGGCTAAGACACGGCTCGAGTTGGTGAGATAAAGGTTGTCCAGCACCTGGCGCAAAACCGCGCTCTTAGTAAGCTGCAGGTCGAACATCTTTTCGCTGATTGACTGGCCGATTACCCGATGTGGCATCAGGATCGGCGACAGCATTGCGAACGGGATCACATCCGTAATCTGGTTCTCTAGAACCTCATAGTTGTCGCCGATGGTGCAGACGCGGCGCATCTCGCTGATGCCATCCTCATCCTGGTCAATGCGTATGAACGACTCTTGAAACAAGACGCGGTCTTGGGTCTTGTCTGCCGGGTCGTCGCGATAGCTGTTGAGGTTCTGGAAGCGCTTCTGCTTTTCCTGGTCTAACGTGATGTCGCGATAGCCGCCATAGCTTTCCACGACATCCTTATCAAAACCCATTGCGACCAAGTCGCTGATCGGCATCTCGGTCCGATGCGCCACAAAGCGCGCTTCGTCGAGTGTCTTGGCGCGGCCGTCAATCAGCAGCTCCTCCGGCGGCACATGATCGAGAAGCACGCGACCCTTGGTGACGCGGCGCTTGATCTTCACGTCGAAACTCTGGACCGCCGGCATGATCTCGCCGCCCTCATCATCGAGGATAGCCTCAGTCAGGATCTCGGCCTCTTGCTCGATAATATCAACCGTATCGTCAGACAGCAGCGCGCTAAGCTCGAGCTGTGTCAGCCCCTTATATTCTTTTTCTTCGACGCTCTCTTTTTCGTTCCAAGCCACGCGGATCACGCCGACCTTGTATAAGAGGCTCGACTTAAACCAATCGTGCATCAGGCGAAAACCGCCATTTTCGACACTCAAAATGTAGTTGGCCAGGTCAGTTGCCTGCTCGGCTGCCTGCTCATCTTCTGGGTTGCGAGGCGAGTATTTGACAAAATCAGAGCTGCTAAAGATACGCATCAGCGCCGGCATAAGTGAGTCAACTGCCTCAGCTAAATCTCGGCTGACAACCTGGCTGCGCCCATCTTCCTCGTTGCCAAACGGCTCGCCGAGATAGTAATCGGTTGCCTTTAAGCGTTCAGCCTGGAAA